CCGGTAGTAGTATCATACACCTTATCGCCACGAAACACCGGCTTACCCTCTACGATGGCAATGGCGAATTCGTATTCTTCTAGCTTGGCGAGGCTAAGGATTGGTTTATTTGCTTGCACAATTCCATCAAATTTCCATGTGCCATATGTAGATATTCCAGCAGCCTCGCACATATCCAACACCATCGCCCATTCCCTATACAGGTCGCTCCGTTTCTTGCATTGCGGTTCAAATTTCATGTTCTATTCTCCTATCTCTAACCCAGCCGGACGCCACGAGCGCCACTTGACGTTTAAGTCTTCCCGTTCGTGCAATATGCACCTTACCCAATCCCCATTTCCGTAATCATTCACGTCTTCCTGGTTGCTGCAAACCTTGCCGGACATGAAGTAGTGATGCTTTGCGATGATTTGCTCTGCATAACCAGCAGCTATGGTATGTGAATAAAGGATTAGGGAAAGGACAAAAAAACGCATTATGACCACGACCCCGACCCCGACCGCGACCGCGACCCCGACCACGACCATTGTTCATGCAATAATGCGGCGTTCATTACTTCTGTCTCCGTGGCAGGTCTTTTTTCAGTTCGCACATATCAAGATATGCACCCCTGCTGATTGCGACAGGGAGTCCTTCCGGGTAAGGCTCGCATTCACGCACAGAACCGTTTGCAACAAACTGCGCAAAACGGTCTGTTTCTGGAATCCATGAGCAATCAACAAGCACGAAGTCGGTAGGAGTTACTTCCAACAGCTTGCCGGTATAGATCATTGTCACTGTGCGCACAATGACATTCTTCCCGATCAGTGCCGTTATATACGGTGAATCTGTGTGCATCTTCTGTCCGCCAACCAAAGCGGAAATTTCGCGGATTTGCTTCAACGTCAAGTCCTCAATGTTCACTTTGTTGCTCCTTTTGTGGTTAAAGATTTTGTGCCTTATGGTACTAGATTATGTGGTACTTGATACTCGCGCCGTTTTTCTGGATTCGTGGCATTTATGACGAGCCATTTACCGCGTATCTTATCTAACAAAGTGGCAATAGCCATATCTGGAGTGGTTGCATTTCCATGCGTTGAAGACAGAACCTTGGAGTGTTCGTTTTCTTTAAATTCGCACTTGCTTCCAAAAGAAGCGCACCATCTTCCCTGTTGATTTGGGTAGTATGTGATGTTGAGTTCAATTCCCAATATGTCGCAGTAATCTTGAAGAGTTATGCTCATTTCATGTCCTTTCCTTGTTTAATCCACGCACCATCCCTCACCCATCCTTCTGGAATTACCGGAGAGATACGAAACTCTCCCTGTTTATTCCTTATCAGGAACATTCCATGTTGTTTAGCAAGCTGGTGAGCTTGTAGAACTGTCATGGAGAGGTGAGGGATTATCATGATCTCTCCGACATCAGTGTTGCATAAAAAAACGCAATACATACTCCGGTTGCGATGTTTAACCATGCAAAAACCATAATAGCTGCATATGAACCGTCACGAACATCATCTATTAGAGTTACTGCAAGCATGAGGCAAAATAGTGCACAGGCAATGAAAAAGGTTTTCATGTTCATTCTCCCTTTGCTTTAGCGATTGCGGAACGGGCCTGTTCTAGAATTACAATTCCAACCGCATCATCATTGGTATATGCAGACAGCAATGACACGCAATTTCCGAGCGCCTCTAGAAGATCAGGAGCGGCGGCGATAAGGCGAGCGTTGGCAGCGACCTCATCCCCAGCCCTTAGGCCAGCACCTTTTAGGTTCATCATGATTGCGATCTGTCCTCCGTCTTGCTGTGAGCGGACTCGGTAAACTTCACCAAGATCAGGTATCCACGGCCCCGGTGTATGTCTGTCCGTCATGTTCATTCTCTCCTTAAGAAACCACGTTGTATCCGGCAACATCACTCCTGCTTAGGATGTGAAGTTTAGAATCAACATTCATGCAGAACCCATTAAATAGTTGAACTTGAGCGCGCACGAATTTTTGAACTGCGGTATTTTTACTATTCAACTGCTTTGGTGCACTATCTCTCGAAATCTGGAAAACAGTATCGAGAACAGCTTCATCGTCGAATGTGAGTTGATATACCTTCCCAGCCAATTTAACAAAACGCGTTACCATGTTCATTCTCTCCTGTAGTTAGCGCTGCGTTGATGATGGATAGAACTTTACAGGAGAGAATGGAGCATGTCAAGCGGTTTTCGTGAAAAAGTTAAGAAAATCGCAAGTGGTTGTATCAGAACGGAATGTCATCGTCGAAAGGATTATTTGCCGGACGCTGTTCTTCTGCGTGGGCCGCATGTTCGGATTTGCGCATTGGCTTATCTTTCAGCACCGTAAGCATCTTGTCGAGCGTTTCAGCTTTGACGGCCTTGGAAAGTATCTCGCTCGCGGTAAATCCATGTTCATCAAATACAGAATAAATAACGGGTTTCCATCCTGTTCCGCCAGCCTTCTTGGGATATTCTTCCATGTAAAGAATGAAACCGATTGGCTTGTTCATCAGGTCTTTAAACAGCGTTGCGCTTGTTTTGACGCGCTTCTGCTGGTCATTGTCCCACTTCTCAATTTCGCCGTCGCTTGGGCTGATAGAACGAAGCCTGAGGCATGTCATGATTGCCATGAGAGCGTTATATCCAGGCAGGGCGGTTCCATCCTCTTTGTGCGTCCAGAGCGTTAGATAATCTGCTGTTTCTCCGGTGTTGGATTTGAAAGAGAAATCAATTCCCTTTGTTCCTTTATCACTGATTGTTTGCTCGGCGCGGGTAATCGTCCCTAGATATTTACCCTTTTGTTCAATCTTGGAAAAAATGTTGTCTGCTTTTGCTGCTGCTTGTGTGTCGAGGTTGTAGCTCATGCTTGCTCCTTAAGGTCGTAGTATTTGTAAATTGCTGCGTCAACGAGTGCCAAATCGTTCTCTATGAGTTCATCTTCAAAGAGACCGATTGGCGACTTAGTTGTATCGTTTCCATTGTTGCGGGTGGAGAAAAGGTAATTGCCGTTGACCACGTTTGTACGTAGGACTATGCTTACCATACCTTCAATGGTGATCTTCTCATCCAACAGCTTTCCGATGGTCTTGATCTTCACGTTCCCGCTATCGTCAGTCTGTGTATGCGATAGTAGATATACGCGCTTGTGGTCGGGAAGATTTGATGCGCAATTGAGAATGTCCCATGCGGCCTTGGCAATTTCGTTGTACTTCTGGAAAGCCGAATTCCCTTGCTCTTGGTCAGTCACCCGGCGCATAAATTCGTTTGCCATAGTGTACTGAAAATCATCAATCACGATTATATCACGCTGAGTTTTGGTCATTGCGTGAATGATCGCGGGAGATTTGTCAGCTACGAAGATATTTCCACCTTCTTTAGTGGCAATCTTCCAGCCGTCAGCCTTAAAAGGGAGTGGTTTTCTGATTGCTTGGATTAGCAGCGTATTGGCCGGATCGAGGTTGCGAAGACTGGATGATTTGCCTGTTCCGCTTTGCCCTAAGATGATTGTTGCTATGCTCATAATCTGTTCCTTTATTCGTAAGTTCAAAAAATTCCTGTTCTTCAAGATGCTGCTGTTGCCACCAATCTGCACCACTCATTTTGCCATTCTCCACGCCATCGAAATAGATGCGATCCGGCCAAACAGAGTTCGGTAATAGCGATATTTCCCAATGGTGCGGGCGATTCGGATTAGAAAATCAGGATTGCGTTTCGTCATTTTACGATCCCTCTCCATGGCAAAGTTTGAGATGAGCTTAACTCATGACGCAGTGTCCACGCCATCAAATATCCATCAGCGGGCCATCTCCACGACTCACCATTCCAGTAATTAAGCATAGTATTATAATGATATTGGCGTTCATATATTCCAACATGCACTGGCTTAACATTCCCATCGTGCCACTGAGACAGCTTTAGCTTCTTGGTCATTATTGAACCTCCTGAAAGTTACCATCAGCATCCAAAACGTACCACACATTAGGCTTGATACCGTTCTCGCCTACCTTGCTTGCGCGGATATGGACGATTTCGCCGTTGTCATTGCGATGCACCAGTATAATAGCTCCTGTTTCTCCGGCCATTGCGCGGCCTTCATAGCCGCACGCTAGGGCGACAGAATGCTTTCCGGTGCTGGACGCCGCGCCATAGTTTCCGGTGCTGGACGCCGCGCCACAGTTTCCGGTGCTGGACGCCGCGCCATAGTTTCCGGTGCTGGACGCCGCGCCACAGTTTCCGGTGCTGGACGCCGCGCCATAGTTTCCGGTGCTGGACGCCGCGCCATAGTTTCCGGTGCTGGACGCCGCGCCACAGTTTCCGGTGCTGGACGCCGCGCCTTGGTATCCGGTGCTGGACGCCGCGCCATAATCCCCAGTGCTGCTTGCCGCGCCTCGATACCCAGTGCTGCTTGCCGCGCCATAATCCCCAGTGCTGCTTGCCGCGCCTCGATTCCCAGTGCTGCTTGCCGCGCCATAATCCCCAGTGCTGCTTGCCGCGCCATAATCCCCAGTGCTGCTTGCCGCGCCTTGATTCCCAGTGCTGCTTGCCGCGCCTCGATACCCAGTGCTGCTTGCCGCGCCTCGATTCCCAGTGCTGCTTGCCGCGCCTCGATACCCAGTGCTGCTTGCCGCGCCATAATCCCCAGTGCTGCTTGCCGCGCCATAATCCCCAGTGCTGCTTGCCGCGCCTTGATTCCCAGTGCTGCTTGCCGCGCCATAATCCCCAGTGCTGCTTGCCGCGCCTCGATACCCAGTGCTGCTTGCCGCGCCTCGATTCCCAGTGCTGCTAGAACCATTGTCTTTCGTGGTGCGCGAAAACGTGTAATCAATCGCGGCTTTAATCAAACCAGCCAGCCCGATTTCCGCAACCACTTTCAGGTGTTGCGATGCCACCTTGCTGTCGTATTCGTGGCGTGACATTTCGCCCGACGCCTTGACCTCGCAGAATCGACTCTCGGCTGGCGCATAGTATCCGAACACGTCAAGCGGGTATTCGCACGAATGGAACCCGCTTGCACAAGCTTCAACCTCCCCATCATGTGTGTATTCGCCGCCAATCTCGAATTGGAAACAACGGCATTGCAGGTTCTTGTCAAACCCCTTGTAAGCCTTAATCATATTCTCTCCTTTAGTTGTCATTTCATCTCTCCATCACGTTTACGATCAAAATGCTCGTCAGAGCGACTTGCTACGCATGAATCACACTCACCCGAATTTTCACACTGGCATTCAAATGTGGAATCCTTGAAGCCGAACAGCTTATTCCTTTTCTGCTGGCTCTTGATTCTCTCAAACATCTCATTTATCGCTTTCGATGTTGAGGCATCCATACGCGCTTGTTGCTCGAACAGGTTTACTTTATCCATTTCCATCTCCCTCAAAATCCTACAGTGACACCAATACCGGCCTGCTTTTTTGACGCATATACAAACAGACCGTGCCCAATCCATGCTCCCGAAGCAGCCCCAATGACATTTGCAATCATGTCTTGATTTTTTTCCCGTGCATAGAATCCAGAGACTTGCCGATCATGCGCATATTTCACCAATCCCGGAACCATACCAGCCGCGAAGCTGTACAGAACTGGGTGGTCGGAATCTTCCACAAGGAAAGATGTGGTGATTGCCACTGCATAACTTCCACCAGCATGTAGCAGTTTATCCTGTTCGATAGCATTGGCATTGATGCAAAACAGCAACGCCACCAATAAAAACGGTTTAAGTTTGGTCATTCCTTCTCTCCTTTGGTTAACAACTACTTTGCATTATCCTCACCTCAACATACTATGTCAAGCACTTTGTAAAAAGAACTTGCCGACAACAGATAAACAATGTATTATGTCCTTGCCATTAACCACTAAAGGACTAACATGGATGCAAAGACACGTAAGGCAGATGGAATCGCTCGACGGAAACAGATTTACGAGGAGTTTCTGAAATTCGGTAAATCCGGGAGGCAATTTGCATTGCACAAAGGAATGACGGCTGCTAGGATGTGGCAAATTCTGACAAAGGCTAAGGAAGAGAATCCTGATCTTGTGAAAGCATCTTAAAAGGAGACGAAATGGAATTTGAATCGTTCGGGAAAATTTATCGGTTATCACGCGAATGTACCATTACGGAAAAAATTGATGGCACAAATGCGCAAATCTGTATTGGTGAAAATGGAGAGTTTTTTGTAGGCTCCCGCACGCGCTGGATTACGCCGGAAGACGACAACTTCGGATTTGCGAAATGGGCATTCGATCATAAAGACGAATTGATGACTTTGGGTGTTGGTAGACATTTCGGAGAATGGTGGGGCTCTGGAATCCAGCGTAATTATTCACAAACAGAAAAGAAGTTTTCTCTGTTCAATACTAAGAAATGGTCAGAGTCTCGCCCTGAGTGCTGCGGAATTGTCCCTGTGCTTTATGAAGGACTATTTGTTCAGTCTGCAATTGCGGATGCACTGCATAATCTCAAAGAAAACGGGAGCAAAGCAGCGCCTGGCTTTATGAATCCCGAAGGGATCGTTATTTACCATCACGCGGCTGGATGGTATTTCAAGAAAACCCTAGAGAAAGACGAAGAATGGAAGGGTAAGAGCAAGTGATATCCGCCCCGATAGCTCAATGGTAGAGCAGCGCCCTTGTAAGGCGAAGGTTATCAGTTCAAGTCTGTTTCGGGGCACCATGCACCTATTGCACATGGGATAGTCTAGCGGATACTACGCACGCTAGGCATTGTTAAACAGGGACGCCCGGCCTTGAATGTGCTAACCGTGCATGATACAATTACTTTGCATCCTTGGCGGGATGATTAAGGTAAGCCCTGAAAGAGACTCCGGCATCCACCTGATGCGCCGCCAAAACAGAATTTCTGTTGGAGTCTCTCTCAGGGCTTTTTTATTGAAAGCAAATATGGCGCGAGCTAGAAACATCAAGCCAGGATTTTTCAAGAACGAAGACCTAGGAACTGCTGATCCGTTCGTTTCTCTCCTGTTCGCCGGACTTTGGACTTTAGCAGACAAGGCCGGGATTCTTGAAGATCGTCCGTTGCGCATTAAAGCAGAGTTGTTCCCGTACCGTGATAATTTTGACATTAACGGTTATCTAACCGTGCTTGTTTCGTTCAAGTTAATCCATAGGTATGAAGTCAATGGATTGAAGCTAATTCAAGTGGTGAAGTTCAAAGAACATCAGAATCCTCACCATACAGAGAAGGATTCAGAATATCCAGAATATACAGAAGGTTGCCAAGTAACGGTTATAGCACCGTTAAAAAACGGTTTGACTCCTGCTGATTCTCTGATTCCTGATTCAGTGATTCCTGATTCCCTTAACACTGATTCACTGATTACTGATTCGCCTTCTGCCGACAAGTCGGCAACAAAATCGCCGTTCAAACTTTTGCTTGAACTCGGTGTAGCAGAACAACACGCCAAAGACTGGTTGACAATCAGAAAAGCAAAGCGCGCTCCACTGACGCGGACAGCACTATATGATTTGATTAGAGAAGCTGGCAAGGCGGGAATTTCTGTAGACGAAGCCGTAAAGATTTGCTGCAAGCGAAGCTGGCAAGGATTCAATGCAGACTGGCTGAAATCTAACAAATCATCCGGGAGAGATTTTGATGCAGAGCTTCGGGACTTCTTGGGAACGGATAACATAATCGAGGGGGAATCTAAGCATGTTGGATAGACAAAAAACTGAATTCGCCGCGCTCATGAAAGTTACTCGGGAAACCTACGATCAATCCCCTTTGTCTCCTGATGCGCTTAGACTGTGGTGGTCTGCCCTAAACAGATTCGACATTGAGCATGTTCGTTCAGCACTTGACGAACACATCAGACTCAGCAAATTTTCTCCGCGTCCTGCCGATATTCTCGACATTCTGGATAAGATCGTTCCTGATGGCCGTCCGTCTGTAGAGGAAGCCTGGGCGATGATCCCTAGAGACGAATACACCAGCGTAGTAATGACTGAGGAAATGGCAAAAGCTCTAAGAGTTGCGCAACCGCTCTTAGACGAAGGCGACCAAGTAGCTGCTAGGATGGCCTTCAAAGATGCCTATACGCGCCTTGTAGATACCGCAAAACGTCTTGGCGAGCTTGTTAAATGGTTACCTTCACTCGGTCAAGACAAAGAATCAAGGGAAGCATGCCTAGCAGAAGCAATCAGGCTTGGAAGATTGAAGCCGGAACACGCGATTAGTTTACTTCCGCCGGAGAATGCCGTGCCACTTCTTGAGGCGGCAGGGGAGAAAAAGTTAGCTCTTGCTTACAAGCCAACGAACGAAGCAAAAGAGAAAATAGCCAAAATGAAAGAGATTTTGAGCAAGTCTACTTTTTCGAGTAAATAGTTCTTGCAATTAGTTCAGAAAGGGCTTAACATACGAACATCAAATTAAATAGGAATAGGGGTAAATGAATGAGTTGGCTCTTTTCGCGGGCGCTGGTGGAGGAATACTTGGGGGCAAACTCCCTCGGCGGCGACCTGCCGGATCGGGCCGAGCAGGCCCTCCTGTTCCAATACCTGCCGGAGGAATTTCAGAAAGCCGCGTACTGGAGCAATACGCAGCACGCGGCCGACTCTTACTATGCCTGGTTCCAGAACTTCGACTACGGCAGCCAGAGCTACAACGACAAGAGCGCTGATCTCCGTGCCAGCGCCGTCCGCAGAGTATTCGTTGATATTGGGAAAGAGTGACCATGACCAAAGAAGAAGATATTGCACTGGCGATCAAATATGGCGCAACGTATGTAAATGATTTTGCTATTAGCCCTATTCAAATGACTGCGGCACAACTGGATTCCCTACTCACCCACGTCCGCCAACAAGCACAGGCCGAGCAGCAAGATGCAGTTGCGCAAACCATGAAACCAGATAGCTTGCGCAAGGCGAGGGAACACCTTGGTGGGCTGCTTGCTCGCTACCTTGATGATGGGGTATTCGAGACTGTAGCTGATGCTTCATGGGCATTTGCCAAAGAATACGCTGCGCATATTCAGGCAGATCAGGCCGGGAAGATGGCGATGCTGGCGGATGCATTACAGGCAGTGGAAGTGGTTGGTATGCATTACGAGGAATCTAGCAATATCTACTTTACTTGCCCGGAATGCGAATTCAATAAAGCCTCAGATTCGTCGGGGGTAAAGCACGCCAAAGATTGCATGATAAAGAACGCACTCTCAGCCACCTTTCCAGACATACAAGCCTACCGGGAGAGGATCAGGAAAGAGGTGCTGGAAGAGGCGGCAAATAATTTTGAGTTGAACTATCAGTTATATTCCGGACAAGATATTGCGTCAGTATTGCTTTGTCTGGCAGAGAAAGCGGAGGGGTAGAGAATGGCTTTGCGCATTCTATTGATCGACGTAGATTCAACAATCCCGAACCTTGCGCTGATGAAAATATCTTCATACCACAAATCAATGGGGGATGAAGTGGAGTTGAAAAGATTAGGAATATCCTATTACCCGGACAAGCGAACGCGCACAACTATTTCGACGGCTGGATACGATGCAGTTTATTTGTCAGCTATTTTCGGAGGGACAATGGATTGCGTTGATTTCGACCTTTACAGCCAGAAAGGACTTTGCTTATTCGGTGGCACAGGTATTAGTCTGGACGCAACGTTGCCAGATGAGATAGACGAACAGGAGTTGGATTACTCAATTTATTCAGACAACGATACGGCCTATGGGTTCATTAGTCGCGGGTGTGATCGCAAATGCCATTGGTGCGTAGTCCCGCAAAAAGAGGGGAAAATTCACCAAGTAGAAGCAGACTTGGAAAACATAATCCGCAAGTTCAAAAAAGTGAAGTTCATGGATAACAATTTTCTTCAACTTCCAAACCACGTTGAAATTCTTGAATGGCTGGCGGAGAGGAAAATCAAGTGTCAGTTTAATCAGGGATTGGATATACGGTTGATAACCGAGGAAAATTCTGCTGCTTTATTTAAACTAAACTATATGGGCGAATATATTTTCGCGTTCGATAATTGGGGCTATAGGCGCATTATAGAAAGACAGCTTAAATTGCTGCAATGGATTAAGCCGTGGGGCGCAAAATTCTATGTGTATGTAAATCCTGCAATGCCGCTAACCGAGACGGTGAAACGGGTTGAATTCCTGCGTAACCGAAAATTGCTTCCTTATGTCATGCGAGATATTGAATGCTGGGGGAGCGAGCATCATGATTTTTATGTTGACCTTGCGGCATACGGAAACCAGCCGGCGTTTTTCAAAAAAATGGCATTTGAAGAGTTTATTTACAAACGTCATCCGGGAAACAGAGTAAGAGCCGATAAATCAGCGGAGCTATTCCGCTCCGCACTTAAATGAAAGGACTATGAAGATGGCTGACAGAAAAAATTATAGCAAGCTCAGAGAACAAAAAATCTACGCAATTATCCACGAAGAACTGATGCAAGTTTGCATGGACATGTTGCGAGGTGGGTACTGCGAACTCAATCGCAACGGTAAAGAAGCGCGATTTGCTAAGTTCACGGTATATCTCGGAGATAAAGTGTGCGCAGAATACCGCAAAAGCTATGCGCCTATTCATAAACCCAAGAAACGTTAGAGGACTATGAAGATGAGCAAACAACCAATAGCATTGTTGTGCGCCAAGCTGAAAAGCGGTGACTATGATGGAGTAGACATCATGGAGGCAAGGATTTACCTTCAAGAGCTTGAGCAGGCGAGGAAGCAGGAGCCGGTTGTAAAAGGCGGGCAGCCTCTTGGGCAAACTGGATGGCCTGTTGCGGATGAATGGGTTGACTACTATAAGAGCAGGGGATGCCCGTATGGAGTTACACAAGAACTCTATGCCCTCCATCCCGACATCGCCCACATACAACAGGAGAACGAGCGGCTGCGCAAGGAACTGGCCGAGGCGAAGAAGGGGCTGGAGGAAGGCGGGAAAGACCAAATTGAAGCCTGCGTATATTGCGGATCAAGACGACCAGAAAACCGAGCTATCTCCTGTTGCGGAGAAAACCATTTTGCACTTACCGATGAGGAGTAGAAAAACATGAGTCAATGCGAATCAGATTTGATTGTACGAAACATGCGGTTACACGATAGCCTTGTTGAGGCAGAAAACAAGTTGGCTGTAGCATTGAAACTATGCGAAGAAGAACGCCAGTCTAAGCTTCAATGGGCGGATCGCTATAACCGTGAGGTTCTTGGTGTTAACAACGAGGGCGATGCTATCGGAGGCGAACCGGCATTCGGACTGAAACATAAAGTTGAGAAACTGCAAGCTCGTATTGCGCAGCTTTCGGACGGATGGGTCAAATCAAAAGAAAGATTGCCTGAGTCGGACGGTTTCTATTTGGTTTTTTGCTCTATGCACGGGAAATGCATCCCAATAGTGATGAGATTTGTGGTCAACCTTGGGTGGTACAGCCATGAATTAACGATCATGTATTCCGGCATTACCCACTGGATGCCCCTTCCTCCCGCCCCACAACCAGAAGGAAAGACAGAATGAGCATCATTGAAGCAACAAGCCGGCGCTGTACCACCATGGCAGACGGAACCTTGCGCTTAACCGTGGACATAGACCCTAGGAAGTCCCAGGATGCGTTTAAACTTTTCGGCGCACCCGATACCCCTATGGCTCTAGCCGCATTGACCCAAGAGGCGTCTAGTGAGTCTGCAAGGAAAGAGATGATAAAGGACGCAGAACCTAAAGGTGGGCCGCTTGCGAAGCTCGCTGCTAACTGGTGCAAGATGCCGGAGTTTTGGGAATGGGCAAGTAAACACAACATTACTTCTGAGCAAGAAGCCGCGGCATGGCTTCGTGATGTGTGTGGTATCGAAAGCCGAGCGGAACTTGATTGCAATGAACTGGCGGCAAGATATTTTCACGAATACATCCGTGAACCATTCTCCAAGGTGTTAAGGAATGCGTCTGCCTAAATGCAAAGAGTGCAAGAAGCCATTTACACGCCGAACCTCTACACAAGTTGTTTGCTCGTTTGAATGCTCTATAGCATATGGTCGAAAGCAATCTGAAAAGAAAACCAAAAAGGAATATCGTGAGGCAAAAATTAAGGCCAAATCCCGTGGAGATTGGATGCGAGAGGCTCAATCGGCATTTAACGCTTACATCAGGATTCGTGATAGAGGAAAGCCCTGCATATCTTCAGGCATTGCATGGAGTGAACTATTCCAAGCCGGCCACTATCTCGCTACAAGCATCAGACCAGAATTACGATTCAATGAAGATAATGTACACGCTCAGTCAATACGGGACAATCTGCACCTCCACGGGAATCTCATCGGATACCGAAAAGGGCTAATTGATCGGATAGGAATTGAGCGCGTAGAATGGCTAGAAGGCCCACACGAACCAGCTAAATACACAATCCAAGACCTGCAAGAGATAAAACAGAAGTATTTGAGGATGGCGAGAGAGCTAAGGAGAAATAATGGAAGACTACAGCGAAGTAACCGCATCACTTCCCGGAGTTGTTAAAAGCATCAATGAGCATTTGACGAACAAAGAATGGACATACGCACTTTGGGCGGTTTCAAAGCTGCAAGAAGATGCGGTCAAGCTTGAGGACTGGTTAAAGACTCATCTCGGGCGCTGTCCCGATGCTGACGGGTAAGCCGTCTCTCTCCCCCGATCCGGTGAAATTCCGGAACTAGCCCCGGTGCAGCTTGCCGGGGATTTTTTTGGTATAATCTAACCAGCTATTCAATCTTCGTCCTGCATCCATGCAAATAGAGGTGGTAGTGCCGTGGAGGTTGGATAGCACATCAAGCGGTAATCAGAAATGAAAGATCACGATTGGGACTCGAATGAGTGGGACGAGTAAGTTACAATAGGCCCACAAACGCACCAAAACACACCGAGAGGCTTCGCAAGCCGGAAGTAATAAACTAGCGACCTGAACAAAGCTTAAACCTTCTTAAGCCAGGTAGAGGGCACAGCCAGCACTAAGCCGACCCTCTCTAAACATAATCGCACTGTAGGTCAGTCATCACTATTTCAATCGACAAAAGATTGACACGACCTAAACCTAGACCGGATCGTATTAAGGGGAGACGCCACGATCCTACGTCCTTAATTCGTACATTACTCAAACGTCAATATCTATTTAGACTCAACAGTCTAAGCATAAGCGAAACTTATAGGTCGAGTAGATTGGATAAGTAGTAGTGATGAATGGGTAATGAAGGGAAGAGAGTGGATGCTAGTCGAGTCCGTCCTCATTCCTCCAGAACTCTCGTACGTAAGCACTCACTCACTAACTTCTCCACATATCCACAAGCTAGACGAATGTGTATAACTCTCACTTATCCACATGTGACACCATGATAAGTTATGCACAGACTTACACACATGCTCTGTAACCCGCATGGATGCTGGAATTTAACATAATGACCATTATGCTATCTTAGTGTAACTCATTGATTACTAATGACCAGTGCAAATAATAGGCAGAGAGTGATCGAGAGTGGTATAGTTATCCACAGATCATAGCCCTGTGGATAAGCATCCTTTGTTAGTAAATACTTACTATGGGAACCCCCAAAAGCATTCTTGAGTGTTAACATATACCCCTTCCCTAATTTTTCCCCCAACCTTGAGGATCAATCATGGCTAACCCTAACCTACCTCTGATACCAGTAATCCAGTTGACCGACGATGCGACAGACTTGCCTGTATGGGTAAACGCAGATCAAATCGTTAACTTCAAACAGGCAGAAGACGGCAGGTCTACGATGCTGTTTACTGCCGGAGACCCTCCGCTTGGCGTTACCCAAACCCCTGCACAAATTCTTGCGTTATTGGGGTACTAAGGTCTTGACCGAATGAGTTAAATGTGAAAGCATTAGGAAACTTTAAAGGAGGTGATCCGTGAACAAGAAACCGTTGAAAACTGCTGGTAGTGATTTTCGAGACAAAGAATCGGTTAAGGTTTCTTCTGCGCCTTTTTCCTCGTCTTGGTCGAATCATGTTGTCCAACCCAAGATGGAAGGTGTACATGAATCCCCTGGTGGAGTTCTGAGTCCCCTTAAGTTGAATGGTACGGGTTTGAAGAAAGGACAGAAATAATGCCTATCAAATACGCCAAGGGTGAGGTTAAGAAGTATTCTGAGGGGAAGAGTCTGCCCGAGAATAAATCCAAGTCTCAGATTAAGACCATGAGCAAGTCTAAGGCAGAAAGTAAGAAGCCGAAGATCAAAGGACAGAAGTAAATGCCTCTCGTTCCTCAACCTCCTAAAGAACCCAAACCCAAGCGGCCTAGAGGCCATCAGAGGGGGATTAAGCTGTCTCCGAAGCACAAGGAACAGCAAAGGGCTTCGTACATCATGAACCGGGTTCACGATGCCGCCATAGGTAAAGTTGAGATGAAACCGGCAGAGATCAAAGCTGCTGAACTGTATCTCTCCAAAACCATCCCGTCATTGTCAGCAGTTGAGCAAACCAATCTCAATGAAGACATGAAGACCCCCGAGCAGATGCAAGCCACGTTAAAGGCGATGATTGCCAATCCCTCTATTCGACATATGCTCAAGCAACTTCTGGAAGAGGAAGTTCCTAATCTTGGCTCTGCGGATTAAGGTGTGGAAGGTGAGTGACCATGCTTAACGCCTTCCGTGTGGAAACGCTCTTTGCAGTGGGCGCACATCAAAGTCCTGTTTGTCATGGGTTCGTCCTCAAGGACAACGCCCATGCGGGTGACATAAAGCTCGGACGGCTCGTACACCCCAAGGCAGGATTGGCACCTGTACCGCTGGACCTGAGCCAGAATGTTCACCGAATCGCCCCTGATGGGGCTGTCGCGGTACTTGATGGGCTTGACGCCATGCTTGTACGGGGTGTCGATAACTCCGCACTTGGGGCATGCCGTGGGCTGGACGGTGTACTCGGCCTCAATCAGGTATTCACCGCCGGATTGAGACTTGGAGAGCACGGTCCAGCCTGGAAGGTCGAGGATGTCGGTCATCGGTCAGTTCCCGCCTTTCGCCCTTGCTGCTATCGACAGCAACAACTCCTTGAACTCCGGCGGCGTAGCGATACGATGGGAATTGTCCTTACCGCCGCCCTTGAAAGCCAATTCTCCAGCCCGTTTGCATCTTTCAATCCCGTATCTGTCTATTGCCCATTGAGGAAACACAGGGTCGCTTTTCCCCCATCGAAGTTCAGGAAGGTCTGCCCCAACCACATAAAGAAGCGTCGGTTTTCTGGCGTAGTGACCATATCGACCTTGCTCAACGCAGCATGTCCAGCCCCCTTGCTCGTCGGCCTTAACCCATCCCCCGGAGCGCGGAGGAACAGTCAGCCCGAAGTGCGGCCACGCATGACTTCCCCACGGATGTTCAAGCACACCACCAAACTCGCGTACCGATGCCAAGGCAGACGCGAAACAGCCGCCGTCATCACCTTTCTTCTTCCTTTCTCCGGTACGCGCTATCCAGAGCGGCTGTCCAGCCCAGAACTTCCCCCAGCGCTGGCAAGGGGGGTGCGCCACCACCGGCAGCGGACCAGTGTAACGCCTAGCGTCTTTCGCTTCGTCCCACGGCTCCACACCAGGAATACCGAAGTACGCGCCGTCTGTTTCTACAAAAAGGGCAGCAATCATAATGTCAGTTCCACACGTTAATCCGATTTATGAGTATATTCCTTTATGATGAATTCTACACGTTATTCCGTAGAGCCCTAATCTTCAAGTGGTGAAATCGTGAGGATCAAAAGCCCCGCTGTCAAAACTCCAGGAGGTAAGGTAAAGACCGGGAAGAGGCACGCTCTTATACCCGGCAAGGGGAAAGAAGGATTTGTTACTGACTCGGGGAAGTTTGTCGGTAGGGAAGAAGCTGGAAAGATAGCCAAGAAGGCAAGACAGGTTAAAGGGATGAAATCCCCCCGATTACATTCCGAAAATCTGAAAGGCTAATCATGCAACGGCAAATTATTCAAGCAATCAACGATACAGGAAATCTTGAATCTGTCATACAGGCGAACGTATATCTTAAGGGAACGTTGGTAAAGGCATCTCTGTACTCGGATAATGGGGTGACGGCCCTTGCTCAACCTATAACTTCCGATGTGGAGGGGGATTTTGATTTCTACGTAGCCAATGGTCAATATGACCTAGTGACTACCGCTGTATCCGGGTTCGCGTCAAAGACCACTACTTTTGTAGCCAATGACCTAAACCAACCGGGCGTAATTCAATTGGCTACATCCGTCTCTGTGGTGAGGATCGTGGGTAAATCGGGGCTGGCAGTTAATACTCCAGCTGACACCACAGAAGATATTTTAGCTACCGTCACCATACCGGCTAACTCGATGGGGGCTAATGGAGTTATTGAAGTTGTAGCGTTGTGGTCATGTACGAATAATGCGAACGCGAAGACCGCACGGGTTCGTTTCGGTGGAATTGGAGGTACGATTTATGAATCTGTATCCCTAGCAAACTTCGCCTCTGCGAACACTTACGCGACAATCACAAACCAAAACGCGACGAATTCACAGGTTGGGTATTCCGCCGCTGGTTTTGGAACCAGTACATCCGCACTTGTCACCTCTGCCATAGATACCACGGTTGACCAAACAATCGTGTTCACTGGACAAAAAGCAACAGCCGGAGATACATTAACGCTTAACAGTTACCTTATACGTTTGTTTACTGATGGGAAATAAGGAGCAAGTTATGCCTAAAGGAACCGCTGTTGCAGATGTTGAAAAGAAGCTAAAGAAGGAATATCCTAACAACCCCGGTGCGGTTTACGGGACTTTGAACAAAATCGGCCTTAAAAAAGGCTCAAAAACCACGGCAAAAGGCATGAAACCGGCCAAAAAGAAAGGGAAGAAATGATTGATTGCGACGATGTATGTGCTTTACAGCATGATTACGAAGAATTCATTCAGGAAAACAGAGAACAGAACATTCAAAGCGCAGAAATTGGCGTTTTTAATGGCAAGACTTACGTTTTTGCCACTGTAGACGGGAAACCCATGATCTACATCGAAGAAGATGGGATGGAAGATCAAGTTATCATGGAGGATGAACATGGCGAACAATGAAACCCCACAACAACGCTCGAAACGTATCGAGGCCGAACTTCGTAAACGGGGTAAAGAATTCACCCCAGGCGAAGAAGTCCGCCGACAGCAGGCCCAGCGTGAAGAAAAACGCAAGCGGATTGCCTCCCAGGACATTCCAAATCAAGTAGGGAAGAACATTCCTAACCAAGTAGGCGTACATATCCCCAATCAAATCCCGATGGAAGGAATGGGAGGTTATGGGGGTTACGGGGATCGTCGTCGTAAACAATACATAGAAGAGCAAGAAAAATGAATAAACAAGAGTCGGTTCAGCCAATAATGGCAGGTGAGCATAGCGCGCATATTACGGCAAGCTCTTTGTTAAAGACTGGTGGTGGGGTGCTGTTGGGAATTTTTGTTGCGTCGGCTTCTGCTACTCCAACGATTACAATTTACGACCAAACATCCGCCGCCGTACCAATTTTAGTCAATACCTTTACACCCATTGCAGGGACGTGGTATCCTCTTCCTTTTGCATTTGCCACGGGTCTTTACGTTGCGATCAGCGGAACGGTTGACTGTACTGTATCATTCTCATAATGTTTTTATTCGATCAAGCGAGCGGACTATCGGGAGTATTCAATTCGGCAAATTTCATTCTGCCATTGAATGATCTAGGAAGCGGCGCGGTTGATTTGTCTCTCGGGCGAGGGACAGGAGCAGCGACATTTACCCGTGCGACTTCTGCGACCACATTTGATGTAACCGGAACGAGAATTACCGTTGGAGCAGGTGTAGCAAGGTCTTATTACGATCCTGTAACCCATCAATATCTAGGATATTTGTCAGAAGGAGCGGCAACAAACTATTTCCTTAATTCTGGAGCTCCTGTAACACAAACTATTTCTCTTGGTACCGGAACATATACTACTTGGATAGAAGGAGCGGGAAGCATTACAACATCCGCTGGTACTGCGACAGCTACCGGATATGGAGTAGCAACGTCAGGAACGCCGAACACAATAACTGTAACTGTAGCCGGAACCGTGGTGTTCACAGTGGCGGGAACAGTGACTATTGCGCAGGTCGAGAATACAGCATTTCCGACAAGCTATATTGCGACAGCGGGAGCGGCTGTTACTAGGAATGCGGATATGTTGACGTATTCCGCCACTTCGGTATCCGCAATCGGAAGTGTGTATATGGAATTGTCATTATCGACTCCTGCATTAACATCTGCCACTACAAAATTTGCATTGAACCAAGGAGTAGGCGCGTTTGGACTTTATGAAAGTTCAAGTACAATGGTCGGAACGTTATTTGGGGTCGCAAATCCATTAACAGCGGCGACAAGTGCATCTGCAAAAGTCGGTGCAAGATACGCAACCAGTAATTATGCGATTGCAGTTAATTCGACATTAACAACTTCCGCCAATGCGACTGTTCCAGCAGCGCCGTCAACAATTGCGATTGGGTCGGACGGATCAACCCAACAATTTTATGGGAACATAAAAAATGTAAGGTTTTGGCAAACGACGCTTACTGACTCAATCTTGCAGGCAATAACGGCATGATGCATTGCGCCATTAATTCCACTCAATCGGTGTGCTGGCAGGACGGCCAGCAATGTCCCGTGTACGATGTGAACGGAAAATTGACTGGGTTTGTGACATATCCAAATTTCACCCCGACATTTACCGCTGATTGGGATGGAGTAAGTAATAAATTGTCAAATGTAGTAGGAAGTATTCCACAATTCATGCCATTTGCAGGATGGCCTAACAATTAACTACGGAGGTAAAATTGAGCAGAATTATTCGTGAACAGGACATTCTCAAACTCTCCCCGCCAAATGATGTGGGGTTTTGGAGCGAAGAAGCTATTCGTAAATACCAAGAGTCCAACGGGATAGACTACGGAAAGTCTGTCTTTGTTCGTGGAGTAGAACCTCACCGCGAATGGTCTAATGACCGTTATTTCGGCAATACTGTTCAACAAATTAATACTTCCTCTCTTCGGGGGGGTTCTGAGAATTCCGAGATTGAAGAGCTGAAAGCAACCATTAAGTGGTTGGAGGAAATGATTGCTGACATGGCGGCTGTTCAGCACCCTCCTCAGCCTACAATTCTTCCTCCAACGTCCAAAGGTCTTGATCGTCAAGGACTACTTCATCCTTCCACGATGGACAAGAGGACGAAGGAATACAAACAATGGGCAGCAGCAAATAAACAGGCGTGAGCCTCTATTCTGACGTAGCTTTTATGTTAAGGCGTTCGTCAACCGCAAGTAGATTGCAGGTTGATCGAACGCTTCAGCATTTCAAGAAGAAACTTCGAGAGCAAAACGACTTTGAGGTTTACCAGCGTTTAGACCCGAGAGTAAAGCACAATCTCTGCTGTGCTAGAATCCTTCAAGGGAATTATTCCGAGTGGGACGGATGGCAATTCAGAGACGAGTGGGCCGAAGCAATGCGGTATGGGATTAAATCTATACCGTTTTGGGATGGGAACTACACGGAAAGTCTGATTATCATAGGTGAACAAGGGATAGGTGATGAGGTGTTGTTTTCCTCTCTTATCCCCGAGGCAATGGTAAGATGTAAAAAAGTCACGTATGCTTGTGACGGAAGGTTAGTAGAGATCATCAAACGGAGCTTTGGCATAGATGCGAGAGAAAGATACATCGACGCGAGAGATGATCTACTTGGTGATAATACTGCTTTTATACCTGCTGCTGACCTCCTCCCTCTTTTTAGGAGACGACCCGGAGACTTTCCCCGCCGACCCTTCATTAAAATACTCAAAAGCAGAGTTGAAGAGTTCGAGAAATACCGGGGAAGAGTCGGGCTGTCATGGAGGGGAAGGCATGGCTATATCTCTGCCGAATCTTTCGGAATCGAAAAACCTATTTCGTTGCAGTACGACCACACAACCGAGGAAGTAGAGCGCCCGGATATAGACCTCAGAAACGACATAGAGGGGGTTCTGGCGCTTATTTCGGTGTTGGATAAGGTTGTCTGTGTTCCTACCTCAGTAATGCATTTCGCAGGCTCTATAGGGGCTAAATGCGAGATAGTTATTCCAGACAAGAAAACCGAGTTAGAAGTTGATAAAGTAGTGGACGAGCTAGACTGGCATGTTCCCGAAGGCCCGTCCCATGTTTATCCTAACGTAACCGTATATAGGGATTTGAAATCGTGGCAGAAGAGATAAAAAACATCTTCACTGAAATCTATCACAAGAAAGCTTGGGGCAATGGAGAATCCGTTTCCGGCTCCGGATCGAGTCTTGAAGAAACCAAGAGGCTCAGGGAAGCTCTGCCGGAGATTATCAAGAACCTTAACATCAAGTCTATTCTTGATATTCCTTGCGGTGACTTCAACTGGATGCGGCATGTTGATCTAACTGGGATACAATATATTGGAGCAGACATTGTTCCCGAGTTGATAGATGAAATTTATTATCTGACCGCAGATTTTAATGATGTGTCATTTAAAATTCTGGACGTTACTAAAGACAAGCTTCCACAGGTTGACCTGGTAATCTGTAGAGATTGCCTAGTCCATCTTTCATATCAGGACGCAATGAATGCGCTGGCGAATATCTGCGCCTCAAACTCAAAATATCTGCTTACAACTACATTTACTCTTCATCATAACGAAGACATTGAAACTGGAGGATGGAGGCCGCTCAATCTCATGGACGATCCTTTTAACTTCCCGAAACCGCTTCTAGTGTTGAACGAAGGAAACCCACACCCGTATTATTGCGATAAGGCTATAGCGCTTTGGAGGATTGAAAACTGAATGGATGCCTATGCTACTCATATTGAACCACTTGTCAAAGCTGCTTTGGAAACTCCCGGAGATATTCTTGAGCTTGGTTGCGGCGATTATTCTACTCCTATACTTGCTGCAATTTGTCGTGACCGTGGTAGTAAGCTCACTGTTCATGCTTCCGATCCTGACTGGGCTAATCGCTATCGAGAAATTGCAGACATTCATATCGTGGATTGGGCGAACTACAAACTCGAAGGACAATACGGATTGATCTTTCTGGATAACGAAGAGCACTCACCCGGACGAATGGCAAAACTCGCCCTGTTGAAACCTCATGCTAAGGTAATCGTAATGCACGATGCAAGTCAGGCCAAAGACACTACACCGTGGGATACTCTAACCTCAATTTTTTCAAATGTAGAAATGTACACTAAACACGTTCCCCATACGGCGGTATTTACATGTTGACAATCTGTTGCGTTCAAGTTAACAACTACTGCGGAAGAGGGGCGGAGTACGTCAACAAGCTTTACAGGGCAGTAGAGTGGTACTTGACCGTCCCTCATAAATTTGTGTGCTTTACCGACGATCCTACAGGTATAGAGTGCGAAACCAGACCGATTAAAGGTGAAGGATGGTATTCAAAACTATATCTCTTCAAGGAATTTACCGAGGGGAAAGTTGTTTTCTTCGACCTTGATACCTTGATTGTTGATAACATCAATTTCATTGACAAGTACAACGGCAAATTTGCCATTCTGAGGGATTTTTACCGTCCCAATGGATATGGATCTGGGATGATGATTTGGAAAGGTGGGTTCGGACATGAAATTACCGACAATTACGAAAAAGATGGGTGTCCTCATATCTCAGGTGGGGATCAAATCTACATAGAGAAGCAGGTAAAACACGCCAAGAGGCTGCAAGACCTTTTTCCCTACAAGATTGTGTCATACAAGGCCCATGCGACTACTGGAATGCCACTAAAAGCGGCTATTTGTTGTTTCCACGGTCACCCCAAGCCGCATGATTTTTCATTTGGCTGGGTAAAGGAAGAGTGGGATGGAAGTTCGCAAATGCGTTAAGGCGTACAAGTCTCTAATAGAGGGTCATTACTACACCACATGGCAAATGGGCGGTAAGTTGGTGGTTATGTCTTACGATCCAGAGACAAAATCAAGCCCGTTTGAGGCTCCTATAGATGTATTTTCAATCGAAACGGAATCGCTGTCTCCTATCGCATGTTTGCGTCGAGACAACCCACAAGAGGCAAAACGAGTAGTTGAAGAGTTGATGAATGGTTGACATTTCAGACATCGTAAAAGCACTCTCAGATATAGAGAGGTACAAGAATACTCACCGTCTTGAGTATTACACCCCCTATCCAAAGCAGAAAGAATTCCACAACGCAAAAGGCAAAGGAACAAATCTACCGGCATCTCAGCGTCTACTACTCGGTGGAAATCAGATTGGCAAGTGCAACTCTATTTCCGTCAAGATAGAAACTGACGGGGGAGAAAAGCGTCTTAGTGAGGTATGGGGAAGAGAATGCAATGTATTGACGTACCCAAACAAAGAACCACGAAAAGTTGTTGCGTGGGTACGCAAGCCACCAGAGGAATGTTTTAGGATTGTTCTGTCAGATGGCCGCTGGGTGGAGTGCCCGAAAGGTCATATGATTTTGACCGCTGGCGGCGCTTACGTCCCTTTAGGTCAACTTTTGCCATTCCTTCCCGGATACGCTGCCTCTGAGCAGGATTATTTAAAAAATGCTCTGAGAGGTGCTCGCCGTTTGTTCGGAACACTTCGAGGTTTGAAGGATCGTTGTTTTGGCTATTTCCGTCTTTATGGTGGACAACTTCTTTACGATCAAGAAGGCGTCCAAGTTTTTTCTCCATTGCCAAGCGGTGTTCGAGGACGTACTTTGATTTGGTACAGTTTGGATGGTCTGGTGAATAAATGTACCAATATCCTCCAACGAGTTTTCGCCCCCCTTTCCAGTTCGTATGTCGGTCGCCGGATTTCGGCCCCGTACGCGTCTTTTTATAGCCGAAGCGTCGAGCATACCTCTCAACCCATCGTTCAGAAACGCCAAGAAGTTGAGCAATCTTATGATTTTGCAAATCCTGAGAAAACAGTTCACGAAACAACTCAAGGTCAACAATCTTCTTTGCGGGCATTGTTATCTCCTTTAACTATTGACGGAAACAACATTATAACAGTCTATTCTGTTGGCGTACACACTCTATACGATATGGAGGTAGAAGACAGACACAACTATATTGCTGGTGGATTGGTTCACCACAATACTTTTAGCGGAGCGATGGAGACCGCCATTCATCTAACTGGAAGATACCCCGATTGGTGGGAGGGAACAAGGTATTTACACCCTGTCGAGTTTATGATTGGATCTAACACAAATGAGACGGCTAGGGATATTGTCCAGAAAGAACTCTTCGGAAACCCAATGAGTGACAAGGAATTGGGGACTGGAACGATTCCTATAGACTGCATCGGAAAGACGCACAGAAAGGCAGGGGTCCCTAACGCGATAGATTCCGCCCTAGTTAAACACGTAACTGGTGGATGGTCGAAGGTCTACATACGAGCCTATGAGCAGGGATTCAAGAAGTTCATGGGCATTCGTGCTCATGGTGGATGGTTGGACGAAGAACCCCCGCCTGAGATTTGGAGCCAGTTTATACGTATGGGCCTTGCAATGCCTGGTTCCATTCTCTACATCACAGAAACCCCCGAAGAAGGCATGACTGAAGTAGTTTCGGGGTTTATGAACAATTTGTCTTATGGTCAGGCAATCATTCAAGCAGGATGGGACGATGCCCCCCACATGACGGATGAAGTCAAACAGCAACGTTTAAAAGCCTTTCCGGCGCATGAAAGAGAAATGCGGTCTAAAGGTTCCCCATTAATGGGAGCGGGCCTAGTGTTTGACGTTCCAGACGATGACATATTGATAGACCCGTTCGATATACCTAGACACTGGCCGCAGATTACAGGGATTGACTTTGGTTGGGATCACCCATTTGGCGCTGGTAAAATCGCATGGGATAGGGAATCAGACTGCGTTTATCTTGTGAATGATTATCGGGAGACTCGCGCCCTTCCGGTGGTACACGCCCAATCTATCAATGCATGGGGCGAATGGGTTCCGGTTACGTGGCCGCATGACGGGTTGAATACAGAAAAAGGGACTGGTATTCAGTTACGACAGCAATATCTAGATGCTGGACTTAACATGCTTCCATGGAAAGCTACAAACCCCCCCTCTCCGGGACAGAAAGAAGGGGAAGGCGGGAATTCGGTAGAAGCATCTTTGATGGAAATGCTCGAAAGAATGCAGACAGGAAGATTTAAAGTCTTCAAAACCTGCAAGTATTTCATGGAAGAAAAGCGAATGTATCACCGAGCTATATTAGAATCCAATGGTGCAAGGATAAGCAAGCTCGTAAAGATGAACGATGACGTTATTTCAGCCGTTCGATACGCGATCATGATGCTTCGTCATGCCCGCACTATGACGGTTGCACCTCGTAAACAAGTAAGCTACCAGCGTCACACGAATTGGGGTTAATCATGGCAGAAAACGAAGAGAAAGAAGTTAAAGCCCGTAAGATTACGGACAAGGATTACAAGAAGATTGAACAGTCTCTAAAGGCAGAATTAGAGAAGCGGAAGAACTCCGACTACAGGCGCTCTCATGAAGCGAAATGGAAGGAAGTAGACCGCCAAGTAGTTCTAGACCCAATGGATTCCTACAACACAGAGGAGTCGGAAAAGACATGGTTGGCGACGTTTGAACTAGGGGAACTCGGTAGGGCGTCAGATATTATGACAACCGACCTTAAGCGAGTGGTTTTTCCTGAAAGCCGAAGCTGGTTCGAAGCGCATGTAGAAATTCCTACCGAACTGAACCCAATAACCGGAGAAGCAGAAAAGACAGATAAGAAATATCAGGACATGGTAGACGGTCGTCTCCGCGCTGTAATGACTCAACAGCATAGAGACTTCGGATTCTACGAGAGAGTAGAACTGTCAATTAAAGAAGGCCTTCATCATGGCGCTTTCGTGGCGGAAGTGAAGCGCGATTACATGGATATGTATTTCGATGGCGTAAAGCCTAAAGAAATATGCTCCCCGGTTTGGGTTCCGCATTCGATGTGGAACTGTTGGCCCGACCCCTCCCCTTCTTTGGTGGGGTCGAATATGTTCTATAACGGCTCAATGTTCATTCGGGAATACATGCCACGGCATAAATTCCTTGAAATGGCAAAAGGCGAAGGGTGGATTCCCAAAGCACTGAAAAAAATCCCCAAGAGGGAAAACGAGCAGAAGGAAAACAAGACCTATGATCTCGAAATAATCAAGTATTGGGGCGACGTAGTAATCAAGAAAAGCTCTGATGGAATGGAGCCTTCGGATGATGATATGTTTTTCCCGAATTACCACGTTATCATGGCTAACGGGAAGATGGTTTACATAGATGCAATCGAAACTCCATACCCTCCCATCATCTTCAAGGGTTACGAAAAGATGGACGTTCGAGACCCGTACTTCATGTCTCCTCTCATCAAGCAAAGCCCGGTACAAAAAATCTCTTCTATTCTGGCGAATGAGTTTGTAAACGGTGCCCAGTTAAAAACCCGTCCGCCTATCGTGTATGACGGGAACGACCCTGATTTTGTTCTGAATGGCGGCCCTACTATCGCTCCGGGTGCAAAGACTTCTACAAAGGGTTCTGCAAACTACAAGACAATGGATGTAGGCGATCCTGCATCTACTCTTGCCGGTCTTCAGTACATGGTTTCGTCCATGAAAGAATCTCTTGGAAGGCCGGGAGTAGAGGTAGGAGACAGGGCCACAAGGACGGAAGTTCTTACCAAGCAAGCAGACTCAGAAGCGGGACCGTTCGGGTTCGCTATCAAGTTGGATGATGCTCTTAGGACGTTCTTGTATATGCAGCATTACATGAACAAGACCAAGAAGAATTTTTCGTATAACTACTACAACCCGGAATTAGACTCTCCCGACTTCTTGAGGGTAACAGGAGCAGAGTTACCCGATACCGTACACTTTGAAGTAGTAGGCTCTAAGGGTGTATTGGGTGAAATGAGGCGTCAGCAACAGTTTTTAGCTACCGCTGACGCTATCTCTAAGAATCCGTTATTCGCTCCCCTTCTAGAGCCCATGGAGATAATCAAGCAAGTATTCATGGATGCCGGGGTTAAAGGGGGAGAGAGATTCCTTAAGCAAGGAGATATTTCTCCAGATGTTCAGGCTAAACTGAATCAAATGGCTATGACCGTTCAAAAACTTGCGAAGGAACTGGAACAGGAGAAGGCCCAAACTGCGGTCAAGGAAAAGAAAATGATGTTGGACTTTACAGCTAAAATGGCGAAGATCAAGGAGTCTCACATTAAAAACATCCTTTCCATTGCTCAAAAACACCATCAGGCAACAGACAGGACAGAACAGAACGTCCAGAAGCTAATAGACGAACTCAAAAACGAGATTGAATCAACTTTTAAGGACGCCGGTAATGAACAAGCAAATTCTCCAAAACCTGCATGAACAACCTGAATTCAGAATGTTGCTTGATGCTTTGGAAAAATCACGTCCAATAGTACCCCAATATGATCCTGCTGTTGATAACTACAGATTAGTGTGTTCTAATATGCTAATCCAGCAAGGATTTGATCGAGCATTACAAATTATCAACCCCTTTAAGGAAAGAAAGTAAATGAACGATACTACTCAAGCAGTAGAAAACACCCAAAATACTCAAGTAGACACCGTTGAGCCGACGCTTGACGATCTCTACAAGGAGTCAGGACTTGAAGCGTCAACGACGCAAACACATGCGGCCCCTCAAGAAGTTACTTCGCCTGCCAATCAAGCAGAAGAACGCGTAGAAGTTCCAGATGCGTTCGATGTTGACCGGCACCGAGAGTTTCTTGCAAATCTTGAGAGCAAGGTACGCAAAACAGAACAAACCCAAGCCGAAATCAACAACAGGATTCGTGCTGAACAACAGCAAGCCTTTGTTGCTCGACTGGAGGAAGATATAAAGCAGGCTTCTTCGCATATAGCTAAAGAATCCGGGATCGAGAACGAAAATCTCGCAACCTTTGAACTGAACGAACGAGCAAGAACGGATGTCAAGTTTAAGGCGCTATGGGAAGGCAGGAATTCGTCTCCCCAAGCAAAAGCAGCCTTTACAAAGGCATTAAACGTGATTGCCAAGGACATTGGTAAGAAGTACGAGGTTCGTGCCGACCCGCAATTGGTGGCTAATCGAAAGGCGCTTGCTGCATCCAGAAACGCATCGGCAACAACGACTCAGGATGATAGCAATGAGCCGGACTGGGGTTCCAAAAACGGCGCAGAGTTTCAAGCGAATTGGGAAAGAATGGTTCGCGGACATAACTGAGTTTGTGTTGCCTTAATTTAACGATTAAGGAGATTTAAATGGCACAAACGATCACAAATACGAGTACGTATTTAACCCAACCAGTTAACTACGTACTCATGAAAGGTCTGCTGTCGGCGGCTCGTAAAAAGCTGCCGTATTTTAACGGAACTCTTGCTGGTAGCCTGCAAAAGTCCGGTGGTTCGGCGAGCGTAAAGTGGGAGCGTATCAACAACCTCGCCGCTGCTACAACTACCCTGACTGAATTGGCCGGTTCGCAGGGCGCGTTCTTCGGGCGCAACTTCGTAACGCCCACTCTGTCGGCTGTTACCGCTCAGGTGTTGAAAAAGGGTAATGCTATTCTCTTGACGGAGGAAGTAGACCTTTTCAACGTCAACACCAAAGCAGCCAAACTGCTTGATACTTTGGGAGCGAACGCGGGTGAATCTCTGAACTCGCTGATGTTCACCGCGTACCAGGGAGCCACAAACGTCCGTTACTCGACTGGTGCGGTAGGTGGTGGTACTAGCGTTTCTACCATCTCTGCGGCAATCTCTTTGACGGATATTAAGGCAGCTACCAACTTCCTGAACGAGCAGGCCGCGAGAACATTTACGCCTATCGGAATGGGTTCTACGAACATCGGTACACAGCCGATCCGTTCTAGCTACTACGGTATCTGCCATGTGGACGTAGAAGAAGATATTCGCGCACTGACTGGCTTCATCCCGGTAGAGCAGTACGCGGGTTACACCGAAACCATGCCGTTTGAATTTGGCGCGGTAGCTGGTGTTCGTTGGTCGTCTACTCAGGTATCCACTATCGCCTCTGGCGCTGGAAAAGTGTCTTCTGTGGGTCTGCGTGGCGCATCTACCAAGGCCCATGACGTGTACGACTCGTTTGTATATGGTCAGGAGGCAATCGGTACTGTGGGGCTTGGAAACATGCACGCTACCAACTCCTACGAAATGTATAATCCGAAGAATCCTCCGGCTGTAGAAATCATCTACAAACCTTTGGGTTCTGCTGGTGTGATGGATGCTTTCAACGAAGCCGCTTCTCTCGCGTGGAAGGCATGGCACGTTGGAACGATCCTGAACAACAACTGGATTTACAAAATCCGTAGCGGTTCTGCGAAGCTGTAAGATGGGAAGCCCCCTTAATTGGGGGCTTTTTCTAAGGTGAAATTATGTCTATGAACTTCGTAGGTGCGGTCAATCGGATACTCCGAATAACAGGGGTGATTCGAGGCGATACCGACCCCGTAGTGACGTTTTCCGACCTGCAACATGGTGCGACATTGAACCTCGCCATCATCGCGGTGCAGGACACTATGACCGACCTAACAGCGTTCTATGATTTTCCCTCAGAAAGAGTGTCTTCTTCCATCACTCTGTTAACCGGAACTAGAACTTACGCCCTTCCGAGTGATTTTGTCCAATTTTGGCAAGATAACCAATTTTTCTACGACTCCGTTGGCTCCAACCAAATGTTTGAGTATTCGGGTGGAGAAAAACAACTTTCTAAGTCTGTATGGACGTACCAAACAGATATTGGAAGCCCTAACTGGTGGTATTACGTCGAAGGAGCTACCAAACAAGTAGGGTTTTACCAAATTCCTGACGTGAATTTTAACAACAGGGTATTGACGTTCGACTATGAAAAGGACGTAATCCCCATCAATGCGACTGACAACATGCCGTTCATTCGGGATATTGAGTCAAACATCTTTTGCCAAATGGCAGCGATTAGGTTTCAGTCTCTATTTAACGCAAACCCAAAACAACCATCTGCGCCAGTGGATCAAAACCCGGAATACAGAAATTTCCGCTCTACGCTTCTGAGACTGATTAATCCAAAGAAGCCCAATAAATACTATGGGCCGATCTATACCTCTCCCTACGCATAATGCCAATTTATCAACCTGCCAATGAGACGCTAGAAGAGCCAAGGCTAATTCTCAGGTTCCCTGCCGGTCTCAATCAGAATCAAACTCCAGACATTGGTGAGGCGTCGGACGGGTACAATTTCGAGTTAGGAGCTAGACAATCAATACTAACCCCCAGGTTGCCTTTTGATCTCAAAGGAACCGCACCAAACAACTCTGCGATAACGGGTATAAGTCAACTTATCAAGCATTCTGGGACTCAGACTACGCTTGTATTCGCAGGAACCAATGTCTATCAATGGGACGGAACTTCTACGTGGACGCTGAAAGGCTCTGTTACCGTCAACTCAAAAATGAGAGATACTTATTGGTCTCTCGGTGACTACTTGATCTTTTCCGATGTGGGAGGGTCAAATGTAGTATCTATGTGGGACGGTACTACTTACCAAGCAATGCCGACAGGTCTTGCGGGTACGTTCTCTGCTAAGTATTCCTTAGTGTTCAATAATCGTGTGTGGTTCTTCAACATCACATCAGCGGGTGTGAATTACCCGCACATGATAGTAGTTAGCGCATTTGAAAACCCTCAGTCTCTAAACATCGCTGCGAGGGGCGGGCCTACCAACCTTGGAGGTACTACCTTTGCCACAGGGTTGGAGGCGTTTTACCTGTTCGTTCCAGATTTGAAAGCAATCAACGGTGCAACAGTATTTCAGAATGTTCTAATAATCTCAACTTCTGATGGACAGTTATTCAAGCTTACCGGGACAAGTGCAGCGGATTACCAATTTACAAATTTTTACCTTGGTTCGTCGGCTGTTGGAACTGAGACAATGGCGAACATCGGTAACGATGTGATGTATATTCGCAAGGGTGGGAATATCAACCTTATGCGGTCTGTTCTTGCATTTGGTGACGTAAGGTCTAATGACGTCGGGAGATGGATTCCAAACACGGTAAAGAACGTAAGAGACTGTATTACTGTGTACGATCAGACAGCACAGAAGATTTACTTCTTCATCACTGGAATGGTTCTAGTTCTATTCAAGGATATTCTGTACGGCGCAGAAACAGACACAGCGATCAATCAAGGCTTGAGTCCGTGGAGCATCTATAAGACGAACCATCCCAACAGCTTCAACACCAGCGCGGCGAAGTATCTACAGATTCCCGGAACTACTAACTACTCTGTATATTGGGGGGACTCTTCTGGAAACGTCTACGACATGAACGGGACTGGATTAAGCGATGCGGGAATTTATCCTGTTCAGGTTTCCAGAACCTCAAAGGCGATTGACGAAGAAGTGATGATGCCTTTCCCATGGAACGAAGAGATTCTATTAGGAAGGGTGCAGTATCGAAGAATTTCCGCTCCGTCGAGTCTTGATATTTCGTTTCAGTGGATGGACGAATACAACACATCTATCTGTTCCATACCGCTTAAAGGCCCGCCAGTAGGAAACTCTGGCCCTGTCTATAACGGAGCAGCGTATTACAATGCGACCTCGTATTATTCTCAAGGGTTTCAGTTTGCAAACGTTTTAAGCCATCAAAACTTTTCACCAACAGGTAAAGGGACGGGATTCTACATCACGCTCGGAAACCAAGGAGGAGCAAATTGGCAGGTAGATCATCTAGAACTAATGTGATTCCGAGTGAACGATCAAGGAAAAAAAAGCGACTGTTCAAAGGAGACAAACCATTCATTAGAAGGTTTGAGCTTGAAGATATGTGGATTCTTTGGGCCGCGTACAAAGAAGGTTCATTTCCTGAAATGCCCGAAATGGACAAGGAGCTTTTCTACTCTGTTATACGTTCACGGCTCAGTAATTATCAGTGCCTTTACTTGGTCGAAGATAACAACAAAAAATGGAAGGCCGGAAGAGGGCCGATTTGTATCATCGGTGCAAACAGTGATGGATGGAAATATCTTCCGCATGTGGAATACTTCAAATGGGCAACAAAATACAATATAATCCGCACAACCGTTTGTTTTTTAAACTGGATAAGCTTCCAGAAGGACGTAGGCATATGCATCATCGAATCGCTGGAAAACACGGTGAATCTCTTCAAGTATATGAAGAGTTTCATCGGTCTGAATTTTGTCGGAACCATACCCGGAGGTGATCCCCGTGGAACTGTCTACGTATTTTCGCTCCTCGGAAAAAAGGATAATGGGCGTGGAGAAGCCAGTAAAAGGCTTCACCGGGACGGTAAACGTGATGGGTCAGCCAGTGCAAGTAGCACAAGGAGTGACGGTAATACAGGGGCAGAAGTTTCTAGTCTCGGATAAAGGCGAAGTGAAAGACGAGACTGGAAAAACGGTTGGAAAGGTAACAAACGGTCAATTTGTACCGGGAGGCATGATATGAACCTAACGAGTCTTTTCGGTAAAGGCGGGGCACCTGGTCAAATTGACCCTAGAGCGTATATTGACCCAACCGTAACAATGGGGATGACAGGAGCTATAGACCAATACAGAAATCTTCTAGGAGATATTGGTGGAGCACAAGGCGGGTATGTTCAGTCTGTAGTCGATCCCACCATAGCCTCTAACGCTCAAGCATATGGCGCGTTGCGTGAACAACAAGCACAAAGAGGAATAGAGGGTTCATCTTTCGCAGACCAATCTACTGGCGCGTTGATAGAACAAGCTAACCGGAACGTAGAAGACGCACGTTCGAGGGCGCTCCAACAATCCTATGGAATGCAATCTAACCTTATTGGAGACATTCTGGGCGGTTATGGGGCATTGGGAGGTTACGAAAGCGGCATAATTGGTCGGAATATGGGATACAACATTGACGCGGCAGGATTGCAGGCTCGAAACCAACTTGCGAACGCTGGATTGTTTGGGCAATTGATGGGCGGAATTAGAGGTGCGATGGGGCCGTCAGGAGGTTAACAATGGTTGATTTTACCGATATCCTAAGAGGAGTGACGGGAGCTTTGGGGACTGCTTTTGCACCTCAAACAATGTCAGACATTGTGCGTCAAGAATCCCAAAACCGCCAATATAAAATCGACCAAATATCAGCGGGAATCCAATCGGGAGCGATTGACCCAACAGCGGGTAATGACGCGCTACGTAAATTGGGAGCAATGCCCACAGGTCAAAGTGCAATGACGCAGGAACGTCTGCAAGCTGCAAAAGATAGAATAGAAGCCGACGCAAGAGAAAAACAACTTCGCGCTGGTATGACTCCTATTCTGGAACAATTGCAAAAAGGTGAGATAACGCCCGAACAAGCGCGAGTTCAAGCCCTGACTTTGCAAAGCCAAGTAGGTAAAGCAGGAGAGGCAGTAACGGCTTTGACCAAACCGCAAACCAAGACGGTGCAGGATGCACAAGGGAATTGGGTAGAGATTCAAATGCCAACAGTAGGAGCACCGGAAGCTAAAAAGACTGGCGTAAAAGGAGTAGTTAAAGGTGGAGGAATGGGTTCGTTCTGGACTGCGCCAAGTACCCTTCCTCAGAACACGCTTAGGTTGCTTGCCGATCAGGCAAAAGCAGGAGATACAACGTGGAGGCAAAGATTAGCCCCCGGTGACGTTAGGGCGGTTTTAGAGATGCTTTCTAAAGATAAAGCGGAAGGCAAAACAAGTGCAGAAGCTATTCTGGCAGCTCAAACTGAACTTAAAGGATTGGGCGCGCAAGAGAGAGCAATGGGAACCCGTGCGGCTACTGTTTCAATGGCTTCTAACGAGGCATTGAAGATGATGGACATAACACTAGACAAGATGAAAGCGGTAGGTCCGACTGACTTCATCCCCGCGAATAAGGCAATCAATGCCTATAATAGAAACACTGGCGACCCGAAGATCAAAGCGTATGGTGCTGCGCTTAACTCACTGGTAAATGCCTATTCAAGAGCAGTAAGCCCTACTGGAGCGGCTACGGTTAGCGACAAAGAACACGCCAGAGAATTACTGGACGCGGCTGATTCTCCCGAACAAGTGCAAGCGGTTATTGAAACAATGAAACAGGAAATGGAAGCCGCTAGAGCCGCTCCGAGAGAAGCGAGAAAACAAGTCAGGGAGGAAATTTCTCCTCCTCCTTCCTCTACCTCTGGCTGGTCTGCAAGGATCGTTAAATAATGCCGATTTTCCACGTTACATCTCCAGATGGCAGGACGGTAGAAGTTACCGCCCCGGAAGGCGCTACCGAAGAACAAGCAATAAAATACGCTCAGGACAATTGGGAAACATTGTCCAAGCAACCGCAACCAGGATTCCCTCAGGCGCAACCTGAGCAACCCGTTCAGCCACAACAAGCACCGCAACAAAACAAGACGCTTGAGGCAATTTCAGGAATAAGCGGGCCTGCGGTAGTTGAGCCGGTTCTTAAAGCTGCTACCGGAACAGTAGCAAAAGGAGCAGGAGATGTTGCAGGACTACTAGCTATCCCTTTGCACGCTTATGGATTGACTGATAAGACACCGGAAGAAGTACAGCAACGGTTTCAGGATTTGATGACCTACTCTCCAAAAACCGAGGCCGGCAAATCAGAATGGAATCCATTAAACGCCCTTCCTGCCGCGATTGGGAAGGCTATTGATGCAATCAGACCCGACAAGCCAATAGACTCTTCAACACCTGAGGGCATGACGATAAACGCCATTAGGGAAGCTATCCCTGCCGCTGTTTCTATTTTAGGTGCAAAGGGTGCGCCATTGGCAAGAATCCCCGCTAGGGCCGCGGCAACCTCTCTCAGAAATGCTGCGGAATCTACCATGCAAAGCGCATTAAAACCAACTTTGCATGACCTGAAAAACGGTAAAGCAGCGGTGGCAATAGATACTATGCTAGAAAAGGGTCTAAGCCCAACAGCTAAGGGTGTAGAGCAAATCCGTTCCAGAATTGACGATTTGAACAAGCAAATCGGTCAGGAAATAGCCAACTCTCCAGAGCGAGTAACTACTGCAAAAATCGCCCGTCCCGTGGTTGAAAAACTGAGGGAGTTCAGAAATCAAGTAACTCCACAAGCAGATGTTGCGCAGATCAAGAAAACATGGGCAGAGTTCAAAAACCATCCTCTTATACAAGGTAGAGATATTCCTGTTCCTTTGGCGCAAGAATTGAAACAGGGAACTTACAGACAGTTGAGCAAAAAGTATGGGCAAATTGGAAGCGCAGAAACCGAAGCACAGAAATCTATTGCTCGCGGAATTAAAGAACAAATAGCAGAGAAAGTGCCGTCTATAAGGGGGCTGAATGCAGAAGAATCGAAGCTTCTAAAAACACTCTCGGTTGTGGAGAGACGGGCGTTGATGGACGCAAACAAAAACCCGTTGGGCCTTTCTGTATTAGCTCACAACCCAGCGGCATGGGCTGCATTTATGGCGGATAAATCGGCTGTGTTCAAATCACTTTTGGCTAGAACCATGAACGCGGCGTCTAAAAACCTTGAATCAGGCGCAGAGACAACTACCCGTGTTGTGGCTCCATTGGCTCCTGCTGAAACCGCAAGGGAAGAGAGAAAGAAGAAGAGAAAAGAGAATGCATAACATCAGGATTGAGTTCATCCAGCACAAATTCCAAAGGTACGACACCGCTGGAGATTGGTTTTACGATCACAACGGAGACTTGGTAATCCGCGTATCTATAGATCATCCAGAATTTGCGAAAAAAGAAGAGCACTATCTCGTAGCGTTGCATGAGCTTATCGAGGCGCTCTCGTGTGACAAAAACGGGATCAATCAAGATCAAGTGGACGAGTTTGATATGGGAGTTGGTCAGCATCTAGAAGAACCCGGAGAACATAAAGACGCCCCATATCGAAAAGAGCATATGTTTGCTATGCTGGTAGAAAATCTCATTGCCCATGAGTGGGGTGTAGATTGAATATCCTGATAATTGACTCTGAAGGCGGATGCGGTACGGACTTCGCACTACGTTGCCAGAATTACGGGCATAACGTCCGTATGTTCAACAAAAACCCGCCCGGAGGAATCAACACGGCAGGGTTGGGGCTTGTTCCCAAGGTCTCCGACTATCATCCGTCGTTGAAGTGGGCAGATCTAATTTTCCCAACGGGCAATGCTCACTTCCTCAGCGAGAGAGACAAGCTTATCGAGGAAGGGTTTCCGATTTTCGGCGCGGGGACTCTAGGTTGTAAGCTTGAGATAGACCGTAAATTTGCTATGCAGTTGCTAGAGCGAAAAGGGATCGAGATGATTCCGTATGTCGAGGTAGATAATCTCAATTCCGCTCAAGACTACATCAAGAAAAACGGCGGGATGTATGTCGTTAAAACTCTTGGAACGGAAGCGGACAAAAGCCTTACTCACGTCCCCTCTCATGAAGACTATGCAGAGGAAGAACTAATTCATATCTTCGACAAGTGGAAGAGAATCGGAAAGATGAAGGGGAAAATTCTACTGCAAGAGTTCTTCCCAGGAATCGAGGTGGGAGCTTCGTGTTTCTTTGGGCCGGGCGGTTTCTCGAAGTGGATTAATATATGCTTTGAGCATAAAAAACTCATGTCTAACAATTTCGGCCCCGCGACGGGAGAAATGGGGACTGTAGTTCAGTACGTCAAAGAGTCGAAAATCTTTGACGAGATGCTGAAACCAATCGAGGAATATCTTCACGCAGTAAACTACGTAGGAGATATAGCGGTTAACTGTATTGTCAACAAAAAGGGTAAAATAGGTTTCTTGGAATACACTGCTAGAGCAGGCTGGCCGCATTGGTTGTTGGTTCAGGAAACCCACAAAGGCGACCCAGCACAGTGGATGCTTGATTGCATAGATGGAGAGGACACGTTACAAGTGTCTACCGATGTATGTATGGGAGTGGTGGTAGCCCAACCAAATTTCCCCTACACTACTCATGTAAACCAAGATGCACAAGGAATTCCGATCTTGGGAGTAAACGAAGAGAACATAGACCACTTGCATTTTTGCGATGTTAGAAAAGGCAAGAAAACAGAATATGAGACCTCGGGCGAGTACGTGATGGTAGTAGCAAACACAGGTAAAACCGTGAGCGATGCGGCGAAGAAAACTTACGAAATTGCAAAGTACATCGGGATACCGAACAAAATTTGCCGCGATGACGTTGGCGAGAAATTAGAAGACGACCTTCCTACTCTTCACGAAGTAGGAATAGCGACAGAAATGGAATACGAATAGAGGTTAAATATGGGCGCGAAATACACAACGCAACTTGTCTCCGGTTACAATGCTAGTCCTCCTCCTGACGATGGAAGCACTGGCGCTAATAACCTTGTCAAATGGTCTAACCACAAGACCAAGATTGGCGACCCTCTTCTTAATCTTGCCCAAGGTATCAATTCGGCACTTCTAAACGCTCTAGACTTTTCAAGTAGAACTGTAGCGGTTAATGACACCGCTTCCGCATCAGATCACATGCGGACGATTGAAGTAACCGCTGCTATAACCGAAACCCTTCCTACCGCTTCCGTAGTAGGTTCTGGGTTTATCGTCCATATCAAGAACAACGGGACAGGTGTTGTTAACATCAATCTCCAAACCGCTACAGACACGCTCGACAGCGTTGTTAACGGCACGTTTTCTCTACAACCATCTCAGGGGATCATTTACAAAACAAACACTGCGGCAAATGGATATTATTCCATGTCATATTATCAGGGTTCGGCTCAAGCGATTACCTCTCGAAGAAATACAGTGTTGATAGGCCCGACAGATATTTCTGGAATGCCGTCTTTCCTTCCACAATCTGTTACCGGGTTGAATCTGACAACTCAGAATATAGCAGCGGCGGAAACAACCCAAACTGCGACCGTTACCTTTACCGCCGCGACTCCGGGCGTGGTGAACTGGACAGGTCACACGCTGGTAGCGAATCAAGCTATCTCATTCACCAACGCGGGCGGCGGATTGCCAGCAGCATTGACAGCCGGGGTTACGTACTATGTATTATCTCCGGTTACAAACGCATTTAACGTATCAGCCACGCCGGGAGGGTCAGCTATTGCTTTCTCAACAGCGGGCACCGGAACGCAAACAGCATGGGCTGGTATTCAGAACCCTCTTGTTATAACTGCGTACTCCGGGAACGATAGCCTGTACGGTGAAATAAACTCCGTAGGATTGACCACTACTCAACTCACTTGGACTGCACTAACAAACAACTCCACTCTTTACCTATACTGCACACTGGCGGCTGGTGTGTTAACTCCGGCATTTACCGCACTAGCTCCTGTTATTGTTTATGGAAGTGTAACAACTCCATCCGTTGTATCCGGGCAGATTACGATAAACGTAACGCTTGGGGAGACGTATCTAGGTAACGGTGTGAGTGCTGTAGAAACGCCGCTTGTCGTGATAGGAACCGCTACAACATCAGGCGGAAATATAACGGCTACACAAGCGTACAGTTACGGCAAGCCTCAGACATTCACCGGGAAAATGTCCGGTACATTGCTGAAACGTTCAGTATATACAACTGCTGGCACATTTACTTGGATTAAGTCTGCGCAGACTACCGCAATCAACGTAACCGTGAAAGGCGGTGGTGGCGTTGGCGGTGGCGGCGGAACATCGTCTGGCGGTGCCGGGTCAAGTGGGGGCGGCGGCGGCGGTGGTGGCGGTGGCGGATATGCAAAAGGAATGTTTGATGCGTCATTAATAAATTCCGAAACTATAACTCTCGCATCAGGCGGAACATCATCCTTTGGATCATTGATTTCCGCAACCGCCGGGAGTGCGGGATCAGCAGCACCGCCAGCGACAACAGCGACCACGTATAGTGGGGGATTGGGCGGCAATGGTGGAACAGGTACGGGCGGCGATATACAAATTTCAGGGCATCCGGGTATATCAGGGTCTCCCGGATCGGGCACCTCTTCGGGGAATGGAGGAGCAGGAGGAAGCGAAGGTGCGGGGAATGGAGGAGCGTCTTCATCCACAATCGGAAATGCAGGAACTGCGGGCTCTAATGGCGGCGGGGGAGGTGGTGGAAGTGGAGGATATTCTACTGGCGCAGGAACAGTTAGTGGAGGATCACCCGGAGCGGCCTCAGTAGGCTATGTAATTGTAGAGGAATACGCATGAACTGGTGTTTAATCTTAAACGGAATAGGATCGTAATTATGCTTGAAGATTTTGACAGCAAATCAACAAATGACAAATGGCACGTAGGTAAAGAAATCCCTATCGCGCTTATAGCAATGATGATAATTCAAACCTTCGGCGCTGTGTGGTGGGCTGCTGGCTTCCAGGCTACCGTAACCACTAAGCTAGATGATTTGTCTCTTCAAGTAGCATCGTTGAATGCAGACAAATACACAAAATCTGACGCGCAAAAGGATTCTGCCCTGATGCAGCAGAAGATAAACGATGTGGACCGTAGGCTAACCAAGATTGAAGACCGGAGGCAATAATGGCAAAAACGAAAAGCAAACTGGAAACAGCCCGAGACATGCAAAAAGGAGATGGAATCAATCGCCGCCTCATGGAACGTGGTAAGATGAAAAACGACATGATGATCGAAAAAATGAAGCGGGCAAAGCCAAAGAAACAGAAGAAACCGCAAAAACTCACTTACGCTTGAGGATGAAAAAATGAGTTGGACATTCGAGAGTGATACCGGAAAACTTTACCGCCCTGATGGGAGTTTTTTTGCAAAAGGATATGCCGGGGGGAATGAAGGAAAGAATCCAGAAGGGATTAACAATCCATTGATGCAATCCGTATGGAATGTCGGCCCTCTTCCTATAGGTCTTTACACATTTGGCGAAGTGGTAATGGAGTCTAAGCTGGGGCCGTTCGCAATCCCTCTAATTCCTGACAAAGAGAATGAAATGTTCGGTAGAGGTCATTTCTACATGCATGGGGATACCGCGATCCCAGGACATGCCTCGGAGGGCTGTATAATCATGCCTAGACCCGTCAGGGAAGAGGTTTATTCCTCTACTGACAGGACAATTCAGGTGAAAGTGAGTGATTCATGGACTGGAAAGAAATAGCGCAGGATGTAGCGAAAGCCTCCCCGATATTGGGGACATTGTTAGCCGCAACGCCAGCAGGACAGGTCATTAAAGTGGGCGGAATGATTGCATCCGCATTGGGATGTGGTAACACCCCTACTGACGTTCAACAGGCGCTTGTAAGCGATCCTGACGCGGCGGTGAAGCTTAAAGACATCGAGGCAAAAGTCCAGATTGCGCAACTTACGGCAGCGGCGAGTCAGGTTCAATCGGTAAACCAAACTCTACAGGAAGAGGCTAAAGGTGAAAGCTGGTGGCAAAGGAATCATCATGCCTTTGAATCTTCGTTTGCTCTGCTGATGGTTGCATCTATCTATATCTTGCTGCCAATTCTTAAAGTCCCTGTTCCGCTGATTGATCCGACTGTATGGCTGATGATTGCGGCGATTTTAGGGGTTAAGGCATGGCAGCAAGGAGAGATAGGGCAGATTAACGCAAAAGGGTAGCAATACCATCAAGCGCCCTTAAAATTGCAGCTTGTGCGGCGTCTCGATCTTCGGAACGTTTCCAGCCGTGGAAAATAATGTTCATTGTGAAATTTCCACCATCCGGGGCAGGCAATTCCTCCCCGTTTATTGTGATGGTTCGGCGGGGAGGATTCCATGTTGCCCGGTACATAGAGGAAGGGTGTTCCCCAGCGATAAACTCGACTCCGGTAGTAGTATCATACACCTTATCGCCACGAAACACCGGCTTACCCTCTACGATGGCAATGGCGAATTCGTATTCTTCTAGCTTGGCGAGGCTAAGGATTGGTTTATTTGCTTGCACAATTCCAT